TGGCAACAAACGCCAACTACGTCCGAATCTGCCATAGTTAAGCGAGAATGGTGGCAACCGTGGGAAAAAGAAGAGATCCCGCCCGTAAAATACATACTTCAGTCGTATGATACAGCGTTTTCCAAGAAAGAATCCGCAGATTACAGCGCAATTACAACGTGGGGCATCTTTGAACCAGAAGAAGGTGGGCCAGACAACATCGTATTGATGGATGCGCAGCGTGGTCGGTGGAATTTTCCTGAATTAAAAGAGAAAGCCTACGAAGAATACGAGTATTGGGAGCCAGATATGGTGCTTGTGGAGGCGAAAGCCACGGGTACACCGTTGATTGACGAGCTACGTTTACGTGGTATTCCTGCTTTGGGCTTTGCGCCAGGGAAAGGTCGTGATAAGGTGACGCGAATGCACATGGTTGCGCCATTGTTTGAAGCAGGTGTAGTATGGGCACCAATAGATAAGAAATTTGCGGATGAAGTTATTGAAGAAGTTGTTTCATTTCCTAATGGCGATCACGATGACTTTTGTGATAGTATGACTTTAGCACTGATGCGTTTTCGTCAGGGCGGATTTGTATCGCTGCATGGTGAAGACGAGCAACATAATGAATATCGTCCTAGACGGGAGTATTACTAATGGCATTGCCACCACTTACAGATTCAGGAATTAGACCAGAGGACATGGTAGCGGATGAAACATCGGTTGATGTATCTGTACCACAGCCTGAGACCTTTGATGGTGGGGCGGAAGTCATACCCGATGGACAAGGGGGCGCGGTTGTGCAAGCCTTGGCAGAAGCCATCATGGGTGCACAGCAAGAACAACAGGTTCCACATGATGCTAACTTAGCGGAGTTATTAGATGATGGGTATCTTGGAGAAATTTCGTCGGATCTTCGTGGTTCCTACGAAGAAGATTTGGAGTCTCGTTCTGAGTGGGAAGAGACTTATACAAAAGGTTTGGATCAGCTTGGTGTCAAGCATGAAGAGCGTTCTCAGCCGTTTGAAGGGGCTTCTGGGGTTACGCACCCGCTGATTGCGGAGAGTGTTACACAGTTTCAAGCACAGGCTTACAAAGAACTATTACCATCAGGTGGCCCAGTAAAGACACAAGTCTTGGGATTACAAGACGCAGACAGAGAAGAACAAGCTAGTCGTGTAAAGAACTTCATGAACTACCAGATCATGGAAGTCATGGAAGAGTTTGATCCAGACATGGATCAGTTGCTATTCTATTTACCGTTGTCTGGTTCTACATTTAAGAAAGTATATTTTGACGAAGCGAAACAAAGGGCTGTATCTAAATTCATTCCGGCGCAGGATCTGGTTGTACCTTATGCTGCATCGGATCTGGCGACTGCTTCTCGTGTTACGCATGTTCTTCGCATGGATGCGAATGATGTTCGCAAGATGCAAATCGCGGGGGTCTACAGAGATGTAGAACTAAGCAAGTATGAAGAGGGTGAAGACGAAGTCCGTCAGAAGATAGACGAGATACAAGGTACATCTAAAACATACACAGACGAAGTGTTTACTATTCTGGAGATGCATGTCGATCTAGACCTTGAGGGTTTTGAGGACATGTCTCCAAGCGGAGAGCCAACAGGGATTGCGTTACCATACATTGTAACAATTGATGAGGGATCGGGACAGGTTCTTGGTATTCGCCGTAACTTTGAAGAAGGTGCGGGGCTTGCAAAAAAGACACAGTATTTTGTGCACTATAAGTTTATGCCAGGTCTAGGCTTCTATGGCTTTGGTCTGATTCACATGATTGGTGGTCTTGGTCGTGCGGCAACGAGTATCCTTCGACAGTTGATTGATGCGGGTACACTTGCCAACCTCCCGGCAGGATTCAAGGCTAGGGGCGTAAGGGTTCGCAATGATGACGAGCCGTTACAACCGGGTGAGTGGCGGGACATAGATGCACCGGGTGGCAATATACGGGATGCGATTATACCGCTACCGTACAAAGAACCATCAGGAACCCTCGCACAGCTTCTAGGAGCACTCATAGAGGGCGGAAGACGTTTCGTTTCACTAGCAGACCAACAGACTGGAGACGGCAACACAGCGGCTCCTGTGGGCACCACAGTGGCTATGCTAGAGCGCGGCATGAAGGTTATGTCAGCAATACACAAAAGGTTGCACTATTCGCAACGTCAGGAGTTCCGTGTATTAGCTAGGATCTTTAGAGATAATTTACCACCTGAATACCCATATGATGTGCAGGGTGGTAATCGTATGATCAAGGCGCAGGACTTCGATGATCGTGTTGATGTTGTTCCTGTCAGTGATCCGAATATATTCTCAATGGCGCAGCGAGTCACGTTGGCACAAACTCAGTTGCAACTTGCTCAGTCAAATCCACAAGTGCATAATTTACACGCGGCTTATCGTCGAATGTACCAAGCCCTCGAGGTACAGAATATCGATGAGATACTACCCCCACCACCCAAGCCGCAGCCTCTTGACCCCGCCATTGAGAATGCTCGTGCTTTGATGGGAGAGATACTGAATACATTTCCAGAACAAGATCACGATGCACATATCCGTATGCATATGGCGTTTATGAAAGCACCACTTGTAATGACATCACCTCAAGTCATGGGTACGTTCTATGCACACATCATGGAACATGTGTCACAAAAAGCACGACAGATGGTTATGGCAGAGATTGAACAGATCATCAGTCAGGCTCAGTTGGCAGCACAGGGTGGAGCAATTGATCCGATAGCGGCACAACAACAGATCATGAAAGTTCAACAGGACATGCAAGATCCCGCTCAGATGGAGCAGTTGATTTCTATGCAGATGGAGAAACTCATGGCAGAGGTTCTACCTGGGTTGTTACCAACAGGTGAAGATCCGATGGCTGATCCACTTGTTCAGATCCGTATGCAAGAACTGGCGTTGAAAGAGAAAGACTTACAGCGCAAGACTGAAGAAGATCAAGGCGATATGCTGCTTGAGCTACAGAAAATGCAGCAACGTGCAGCAACTGATGCCGCTCGTATTGAAAGCCAAGAAGAGATTGCCCAGAACCGTAATCAAGTAAACCGTGAACGCATTGACGTGCAGCGTCAGGCGGCGCAACGGAGGGGATAATGGATCCCGTATCTTGCGTTGCATTAGCGACAGGGGCGTATAAAACGCTGAAAGCTGCTATTTCTACGGGCAAGGATCTTCAAGACATGACAGGAACTTTGTCCCAGTGGGGCAAAGCTTTTTCTGACTTCTCTAACCTAGAAGAACGAGAAAAGAACCCTCCGTTTTGGAAGAAAACATTCAAGGGATCGGACGAAGAAACTGCTTTAGAAATCTTTGCAAACAAAAAGAAAATGGAACAGATGAGAGCGGAGATCAAGGATCACATCTCTTGGAACTATGGGCCGAGTGCTTGGAAAGAAGTCTTGCAAATAGAAGCAGATATGCGTCGAAAAAGAAAACAAGAGCTATACCGAAAGCA